CGCCAGAAAAGGCGTCGTATTCAAAGACTATGAGGTAAAGCATGACCACTGACCGTGAGCTGCTAGAGATGGCGCTGGAGGCGTTGGATAGCGCGGTGGATCATTTGCCGAAGCCTTACAGCACTGATTGCGCGAATGTAGCCTCCGCCTTACGCACCGCGCTGTCTAGAAAGGCGCTAGATGACCTTGCCGAGATAGATCGTGAGCTGGGGCTGGACTATATGCAGCCTGACCTGCAAAGCGACATTGCAAAAGCAACAGGGGAACAATCATGAAACACGGAGGCCCAGCGTTTCCCTGTCACCCTGGCGTTGACAACCCAATGTATGACGGCATGACCCTGCGTGATTACTTTGCAGCGAAGGCGATGCAGTCTTTTATACAAGACTACGTTTATGACAATTCCGATGTGATTGCCGCCAGAGCCTATACCTTGGCCGACGCCATGCTGAAAGCGAGGGAGGAATGAAACCACTTACGCCCGACCAGTGTTTCTTTGAACTCATAAGAAACCAACGTCTGACTGAAGAAGCCATTGCTTCAATGCTCAAGGTCAGCCAGTCAACCGTGTCGCGGATGATCCACGGCCACTACAAGAGGCTGGACTATCGTCTGGTGGACAGACTTCGTGAACTGACACACTCACCCAACACAAACTGAGGAGAAAGATACATGTCTAAAGATGCAGCAATTACCAAAGCAATCGAAGCCCTTGAACTGATGGTGGCAATGACGCCATACACGTCTAAGAAAAAACGCGAAGCTCTCAAAGCGTTATTCGAGGCACTGGAAGTTCCTCAAGTTCAGGACAACTGGCAGCAGTACGCGCAGCCAGGAGAGACTGCACAGCAGTGCATCGAGCGACAGATAGAGTTGTTCAAGCAAGCGAGTTGTCAGTGGCTAAACTCGGAACTTGCTTGGCAAGATCTGACTGATTCGCAGATCAACAGGATCACACGCAAACACTGGCTTACCGGGTCCCTTGCATCCCACAGAGCGTACGCCCGTGACATCTTAGCGAAGGCAAAGGAAATCAACTGTGATTGACGTCATCTTAGGTTTCTTAATTGGCATTGGCGTTCCGGCAATCGCGTACTACTTCATTGATGTACGGCCACACCGGAACAGCGAAGCTAAACGCACCCGCGATGAATGACCTAACACCCGATGTGGCGCAACACCTTTCGACCAATCTCGCAATTCAAGCTACCGCAGTACACGTGGGATAAAGACAAAGAACTGTGCAACACCTGCAAGCACTGCTTAAAACGTGTAACCCAGTCCATGGTGGAAGCCCCAGTGGTCTCCATGCGATGCCGATTACACCAAGGCCCCGAAGGAGGAGGGCGCCTAGCCTGTATTGACAACAGAACAGACGGCCCATGCGGCCCTAAAGGGCTTTTGTATGAGCCCATACAAACTGAGGACACTGCACCATGATTCCTGTATACGTTGACTTCGAGACATACTGGGATGTCAACCACACCCTAAGCAAGATGTCTCCCATAGAGTACGTCATGCATCCGCAAACCGAAATCATCTCGGTAGCCATCAAAGAAGGCGACGACAACACCGAGGTGTTTTTCGGGGAGGCTGACATACGAAAAAGGTTTTCGTCAGTTGACTGGTCTAACGCAATGGCCATAGGCCACAACATGAGCGGCTTTGACGCCATGATTTTGCGTTGGAGATTTGGCATCGACCCGAAGATGTATGGATGCACTGCGGCCATGGCCCGCAGTCAGTACAGCAAGACGTCTGCAAACGTGGACGGCAAACAACTCGTGGGCGTATCTCTCAAGAAGCTGTCTGCTGAGTTTGGAGTCGGAGTCAAACTCGACTTGGAAGCAACCAACACTAAGGGCAAACGCCTAGCTGACATTACAGAAGACGAGCGCAACAGGCTGGCTGTCTACAACGTGGTTGATACCGAGCTGTGCGCTAAGCTGTTTAAGAAGATGGCGCCGTCGTTTCCCAAGCGCGAACTTGTACTCATCGACATGACAACCCGCATGCTGGTTGACCCTCAGTTCGAGCTGAATGAAACCATGGTTAGATCCGCACTTGCTGCGGTGCAAAACGAAAAGCAAAAGTCGCTGACCGAGCTGGCTGCGATGCTTGGAGTGGAGTCCAGCGATGAGCCGGTAGAGGACCTCGTCAAATCCCAGCTTGCATCTTCAGCAAAATTTGGAGAGCTGCTGAAGTCATTAGGCGTTCAAGTCCCGACTAAGCCGTCGCCAACAAACCCAAATAGAACAACGGCCGCGCTTGCCAAGACGGACGAGGAGTTCATCAAACTTCAAGAACACAGCAACCCACTCGTTGCTGCGGCTGCAAGGGCGCGCCTTGAGGTCAAGTCCACCATACTTGAGACACGCCTTCAAGCATTCCTTAATGCGGCCTCCCACTGTGATGGGCGGCTTCCCATGCCGCTGAAGTACGCAGGAGCTGACACCACCGGACGCTGGTCTGGAGAACAGTACAACCCACAGAACCTGCCGCGAATTAACCCCAAGTCTGCCAAGGCATCGGACGCACTGAGGATGAGCCTTAGAGCGCCTAAGGGGAGTCTTGTGGTTGTTGCTGACTTATCCGGCATTGAGTTGCGGGTTAACCACTTTTTGTGGAAGGTGCAGTCCTCCATGGACATGTACACCAAAGACCCTGAAGCTGATCTATACCGAGCCTTTGCGGCTGCTAGATACAACATCGAGCCTTCCCAGGTAAGCAAGGACCAACGACAACTGGCTAAGGTTGCACAGCTTGGCCTTGGTTTTGGTGCTGGAGCGCCCACGTTTCGCAAGGTTGCAAAGCTCATGGGTGGTTTAGAGTTGTCGGAGCAAGAGTCCATAGACATCGTGGACGACTGGCGTTCAGTGTACAGCGACATCGTGGCGGGGTGGAGAAAGTTCCAAGATAGCCTTGAGCCCATCCGCCAAGGGCTTGAGTCGAGCATAGACCCGTGGGGCATGTGTGTAACGGCTAAAGAGTCGGTCAGGCTGCCGTCGGGTCGATACATTTACTACCCGGACCTCTGTCGTGTTCGCAACGAGGACGGCAAGAGCGAATGGATGTACGGCAACGGCCGTACCCGAGCCAGGATCTACGCAGGAAAAGGCGTTGAGAATCTTGTGCAAGCCTTGGCTAGAGATGTCATAGCGGACAACGCCATAGCCTTTCGCAAAGCCACTGGTTTTCGGCCGGCCCTTACAGTGCACGACGAACTTGTGTACGTGGTTCCGCAGTCTGAGGCGCAGGGCGCACTGGACGAATTACAGAAGATCATGCGCGGTGGAGTTGCTTGGTGGCCGCAGCTTGTCACGTGGAGCGAAGGCGATATAGCTGAATGCTACGGGCAAGCAAAATGAGCTTGACGACTCGTCGAGATTTGATAAAGTACGCAGTTGCAACGGGCCTCCAGGCGACAAATGTCGCACTGGGGGCGAACTCCCTTGGAGCAAGAATGCCGGCTTGGACTTACTCTACGCTAGACACATTCGAGACTTGCCCTCGCAAGTTCTATCACCTGAAAGTGGCCAAGGATATTGTCGAGCCTCCAACGGTGTATACCGAGTGGGGCAAGACCGTCCACTCCGCGTTCGAGAACTTCGTCAAAGAAGGCACTCCACTGCCAACAGGAATGGAGCAGTGGCAGAAAATTATGTCTGCCATAGCGGCTTTGCCGGGGGAAAAACTCACCGAACATCAGTACGCGTTGGATAGAGACTTTCAACCATGTTCGTGGGGGTCGGCGTGGACTCGCGGCATTGCCGATCTCGTTGTGATCCACAAAGACAAAGCAGTAGTGGTTGATTACAAAACAGGCAAAAGAAAACCTACGGAGCAGCTTGACTTGTACGCGGCCTACGCTTTCTCTCACCACCCTCAAGTGCAAACCGTGACCACTGGGTTCGTGTGGCTCAAGGAAAAGAAGGTTGACTGGAACGTAAGCAAGAAAGACAAGAAGCCGTTTAACAGGCAAGAAGTGCCCATCATTTGGCAATCACTATTGCCGCGAGTGCGCAAGCTGGAGTCGGCTTACGAAAGAGACTCGTGGCCGGCAAGAACTTCTGGGTTGTGCAAGGCTTGGTGTCCGGTTACGTCGTGTGAATTTAACGGAAGACGCAATGGCTCAGACTCCTGAAGGCAGAGTAAAAGACCAGATTCGCAAGCTCTTGCGAGAACTTGGTGTTTGGTTTTACCAGCCTGTTCAAAACGGAATGGGCCAAGTAGGCATACCTGATTTTGTTTGTTGCTACGACGGAAGGTTCGTAGCCATAGAAGCAAAGGCCCCAGGCAAAGTAAAAGATGTCACGCCAAACCAGCAGCGAGTGATAGACGAGATAAGGGAACACGCGGGTTTTGCTGTGGTAGTAGATAACGTAGAGTCGCTGAGACAACACCTAATCGCAGTAGCTGCGCTCAACAAACTGGAGAACTGAGATGGTCATGTCCACCAAACGCAAACTGGAATACCAAAAAGCATACAACGCTAGGCCCGAAGAAGTTGCCAAGCGCGTCAAGAACAACGCAGCGCGCAGAGAAGCCATGCGCGACGGCAAGGTTAGCGTCGGAGACGGCAAAGATGTTGCGCACAAAAAATCACTGAAGAACGGCGGCGGAAATCACAAGAGCAACTTGATGGTCACCGACCGATCCACCAACAGAGGATGGAGGAAAGGAAGTGGCAGTTACAACCCGGATAAATAGAGACTCTCTGGTACAGGCAGCGAAGTCTCATGGCATGCGCCATGTCGTATCAATCGAGTGTCTATACGAACCAGCAAACGACACGCGTATCGTTCAATGGATAACTGAAAAAGGTAACCACGGGGCCATCCCCATGGACGGAAGCATGGAACAGTTCACTGCCATGCTCGTAGCAATGAAACTAACTGATTGACCATGCTTATCCACAAAGAGAAAAAAGCCGTAGTGCTAAAGCTGAAGAACCCTGCAAGAGTAACGACTGTAATTCCTACCGCCAAGGAAGTAGTTCATAACGGACAGACTCTCGTGGCGGTGCCTCATAGGCCAGACGAAACTCGCGTGCTGAGAAACCTGGGCTTCGAGGTTCCAGACCCCATGCCAATCCACTATGACTGGCCCAAGGTAAACGGAAGGTTCGATCCCTTCAACGCTCAAAAGAGTACAGCGTCGTTTTTGTCCATGCACACTCGCGCCTTCTGTCTCAACGACATGGGCACCGGCAAGACGAATTCAGCACTGTGGGCCTATGACTACTTGCGCAGAACCAAACACGCAAACAAGATGCTGGTTGTGTGTCCTCTGTCCACGATGGAGCGCACCTGGGCCGACTCTGTTTTCAGTACGTTCCCGCACCTAGATGCTGTCGTGCTGTACGGCACAAGGCAAAAACGCCAGATGCTGCTGGAGCAAGAAGCGCACATCTACATAATCAATGTGGACGGCATATCCACGATCAAAGACGATCTGGCCAAACGCCCGGACATTGACATCGTTGTGGTTGATGAACTCGCCCTAGCTCGCAACTCCGGCACCGATCGATGGAAGCACCTCAACGAAATATGCAACCGTCAACATCCAAGGCGAGTGTGGGGCATGACTGGATCACCCACACCAAACGCTCCCACTGACGCGTGGGCGCAATGCCGCCTTGTAATACCGGATAACCCTCACGTACCAAGGTACTACGGAGCATTTAGAGATCGCGTCATGCGCCAGCTCACTCAGTTCAAGTGGGCAGCTAGGCCGGAAGCTCCAAAGGTTGTCTACGAGATGATGCAGCCGTCCATAAGATTCTCACTCGACGATTGCACGGACTTGCCAGAGCAGTTGTTCCTGACTAGGGACGCTGAGATGACCAAGGAACAAACCAAAGCGTACAAGGACATGCTGTCTAAACTCGCAACGGAGTACGCTGGAGGCCAGATCTTGGCGGTCAACGAAGCGGTCAAAGTCAACAAGCTAATCCAGATTGCTTGCGGTGTTGCGTACGGGGCCAACGGCGACGAAGTCTACATACCTAGCACTCCACGGCTTGAGGTGCTCAAAGAAGTCATCGAGGCCTCCGAAGGCAAGGTCATTGTGTTCGTTCCGCTCACGGGCGCACTCGAAGCCGTAGCTACGGAAATTCGCAAAGACTTTACCGCTGAGGTCGTGCACGGCGCAACGTCAAAGAGTGAGCGAGATCGCATCTTCGCGGCCTTTCAAAAAACCTCAGACCCAAGAGTTCTTGTAGCCAACGCGGCAACGATGAGCCACGGACTGACTCTGACGGCAGCCACAACCATAGTCTGGTACGCCCCAGTTCACTCCAACGAAATCTACGAACAAGCATGCGCTCGTGTAAGGCGCCCTGGCCAAACTAAGACCACGCTCATAGTTCACATTGCCGGCTCCGACGTGGAGCGGCGTGTGTACAAACGACTGCGAGACAAACAGTCCTTGCAGGGCCTTGTCCTGGAAATGATGGAGGACAAAAACACAGAGCACTAAGGGTTTGCACCTACTTGAAATACAAATGAATTCACGTATATTCAATCCATTACAACAAGGAGCTACAAATGAAACTGTCAGAGGCGGTTAGCCTTTACATTCAGTTGCGCGATAAAAAAGCGCAGCTAAAAGCTGACTACGAATTGCTGGTTGCGCCAGTGCAACAGAAGATGGACGCCCTGGAAGCCAAGCTGCTGGAGGTGTTCAACCAAACCGGCATGGACTCGGTAAAAACCGAGCACGGCACGGCATACTCAACTGTCAGAGTAACGGCCACTGTGGCCGATCGATCCGCCTTCATGGACTTCGTGAAGACGAACGACGAGTGGGACTTGCTTGAAGTCAGAGCAGCAAAAGCTGCGGTTGAGCAGTTCCGAGAAATGAATGACAACCAGCTTCCACCAGGGTTAAACCTGAGGGAAGAACGAGTAGTCAACATCCGCCGTACGGCATAAACTGTGATCCCCCCAAGGAGCTTTAATGAACATCATTCCGTTTGATGGCAACAAGAATTTGCCAGCCTACCTCAAGAACTTTGACGTCAGCCAACTCAATTCCGATCTGACGGCCCACGCCGGTGGTGGATTCCCGGTGTTGTCCACCAAGCAAAAGCAGTTTGCAGTTGTGCGGGATGGAAACCGTACCACGTTGATGAACCCGAAAGACCCGGACGCTCCAGCGACGTACGTCGATGTGGTTATCCTCAAAGCCAACCCCAACAAGTCCAAGGTGTTTTACCTCAAGGGCTACGACCCGGAAAGCAGCGAGGGGCAAAAGCCAGACTGTTACTCCAGCAACGGCGTAGAGCCGGCAGCAGACGCAGCTGCCAAGCAGTCTAAGAAGTGCGCCACCTGCACCCACAATCAGTGGGGATCAAAGATTACCGACAAGGGCGCAGCCAAAGGCAAGGCATGCTCTGACACAGTCCGTCTGGCGGTGGCCCCCGCGGGTCAAGTCAACGAGCCGATGCTGCTTCGTGTACCTCCGGCTTCCATCAAATCACTCGGCGAGTATGGCCAGATGCTGGGCAAGCGGGGTGTTGGCTACAACATGGTGGTCACCAAGATCGCGTTTGATACCGAGTCCCAACACGCTCTGACCTTCAAAGCGGTTGGCTTTTTGGACGACGCCGCGTTCAGCGAAGTGCAGTCCACGATCCAAAGCGACGCAGTGCAAAACATTCTTGGCGCTAGTGTGGTTGCAGATACTGCTGCAGCCAATGACGAGCCTGTCGCAGTAGAGAAAGCACCGGCAGTCAAAGCGGAACCAAAACCCGCACCCGCTCCCAAGCCAGTAGCAAAAGTAGAGAAACCCGCAGACGACGACCTAGAGATCAGCCTCGAAGGTATCAACTTCGACGACGAGTGAGGCTGTGTGAGTAACGAAAGTAAGCCCGTACGCGGGCTTACTTTTTCTGGAGGTTTCGATGCGCAGTTTTGTAAGGGGGTGACATGGACACCCTCAAGTTCTTTCAAACCATACTGCCAGATGATGGCGTCTACTTCTTGGCGCTGTTCAAGGAAGGCTATAAGGCACCGGCACACAAAGCCTATACCGACCTTGCGCTAATGGCACAGGCTGTCGAGCAGATGGCCAAAAGCAACCAGCTAACTGTCTACCACGCTTGTGCTTCGTATATTGACCCGGTCGTAGAGGTACAAACAGAAGACGGTATCAAGCGCAAGTACCGCATATCTGAGAATTGGAACAAGGCCAAGGCGTTCTGGGTAGACATCGACTGTGGCCAAGAGAAGTTCGACAGCGGCGATGGCTACCTACGCAAACGCGATGCGTTTACTGCCATCTGTGCGTTCTGTGTAAAGATTGGCTGGCCGCAACCCATGGTTGTGGATTCTGGAAACGGCTTACATGCGTACTGGCCGTTGGTTAAACCGATACGCAGTGAACTCTGGCGTAGGGTAGCAAGTGCACTTAAGTCCTGTCTTGCACACGAAGGAGTTATTGCAGATCCAACACGCACTGCGGACTTCTCTTCTATCTTGAGGCCAGTGGGCGGCGTCAATCGCAAGTACGGCGACGCAAAAAATGTAACAGTCATCAAAGAGTGCGAGCCGGTAGAGGCGAAAGTACTAGCCGAGGCGCTGCATCAATACGTGGTGGCGAACTCAGTAAAGGTTCTAAAGGACAAGCCGGCGGTAAGTGTTAACCCTAATGCCAGCATAAATGCTGACCTTATTGGGCTGCTGCCGCAATATCCAAACACCCCGGTGGACGCCAATGTCATGGCGGACAAGTGCGCTCAGGTAGCGGCCATGAGAGACACTCAAGGCGATGTTGGCTACGAGCACTGGCGCGGTGTGATCGGGCTGCTTAAGCACTGTGTGGAGGGTGAGGCTTACGCCGAGCGGTGGAGCGATAACCGAGAGGCCTCAGGTCATTCGCAGATTAACTGGCACGACAAGTACAGCACGTGGTCATCAGGCCCAACGATCTGCGAGTTTTTTGAGAAGTGCAACCCAAGCGGCTGCAGCGGATGCGAGTTCAAGGATAAGGTCAAGACCCCGCTGGTGCTCGGTCGAGTAGCGCCCATAAACGAAGACACCACAGAGACCATAGTCACCGACGAAGGGGAAGAGCACGATGTAGCTGTTCCGGCGATCGCCGACGGCTACCAGTGGGAACCAACACCGGGCATACTGTCCAGGCTCTTGCCGGATAAGGACGGAGTACTTCAGGTATTCCCGTTCAGCCATTTACTGTTTTACCCCGTGTCTCGGATAAAGGCTGAAGACGGCACGTACCGAATCGGGATGCGAATGCACTTGCCGAGCAAGCGAGTTCGCGACTTTGAGATGTCATCAGAGTCCATGGCTAGCCAGACTGACATGCTGCGCTCCATGGCCAGATACGAGTTGTTCCAGAGCAACCACAAAAACTCAGGTACACACATGGCAGCATACCTTCGAGAGCAACTTGAATCTCTAAAGCGTAAAGTTGAAGAAACAAGCACGTTGTCCAGCTACGGCTGGAAGTCTGATAACAGCGAGTTCTTACTTGCAGATCGGCTGTACCAGAAGGACGGCTCGTTTAAGCGGGTATTGGTTTCTGGCGGTGCTCTGAAGTACTCCAGCACGTTTTCCATCCCCAAGAGCGCAACAATCCAGAAGTACGCCAAAGCGCTCAACGACTTGTACAACTACGAAGGCAAAGAACAATTTCAGTACGCGCTTGTGTCTGGCTGGGGTTCCATTCTGTCGCCGTTTGCAGGGGAGGAGCTGTACCACGGCCTAATCTTAGCCATGCAAGGTGGCAAGTCGGGCAAAGGTAAAACGACAGTCAGCTACGCATCCATGTACGCGTTTGGGAACGCCGTGGATATGTCCATCAACACCAAAGACGGTTTTACAACCAACGCCCTATGGGCTGTGATGGCCACATTCAACAGCTTGCCGGTACTTATTGACGAGCTGACCAACATGGACGCCAAGGTGTTTTCGGACATCGCTTATGGCGTAGCAAACGGCAAAGAAAAAATCAGGCTTGTCGCTCCACGCAATGGCCAGCTCAACTTTGCCAACACGATGACCTGGAGTTTGAGCGCGTTTGTCACCGGCAACCGGGATTTCCACGGCTTACTGGCTATGGCTCAAGCCAACTCGCAAGCTGAGGCGGTTCGGCTTATTCAGTTGAACATGGACAGATACCCGGTTATCGACGTCATTGCTAGCGACAAGCCCAGGGAGCTGATGACCAAGGAAGAGATTGAGCTTATTAACCAGCAAGAAGCTGCCTTCGTACAGCACTGCGTAGATACCATGAAGGCAAATCGCGGCGTGGCGGGCGAAGCGATTGTCAAGTACGTTCTAGCAAACCGATCGGACGTGCAGAAGGAAGTCAGAGCTATCTCAAACGAGCTAGTCAAGTACGTGCCAGACCCCAAGTTTAGGTTCTACCGCGCTCACGTAGCTTGCGCGATGACCATGGCCAGCATAACAAAGTCACTAGGCATCATCGATTTTGATTTAGATAGGCTCAAAAAGTTCTGCGTCGAACTGCTGATGGAGCTTACCAACACAGTACAAACCCTCAACACAGTGACCACCGAAGACGCGTTCAGCCGTATGGTAGCTGTACTCGCCCCAAGAATAATTACCACCGTTGAGTTCAGAGATGGCCGCCACAAGGACGGCCCAGAAACTCCAAGAGCCCGCGTTTTTGGAGAGGTGTGTGGGAGGTACGTGCTTGGATCCAAAACAAAAATGGATCATGCCGGACACATAATGATTAACCAGAAGGACGCCCGCGACTGGTGTATGCAGAATCGTGTGGACTACAACGACATGGTTGAACACCTACAAGAAGTCGGGGCCCTTATAGCTCGCGGGGATAAGGTGTGTATAACCAGAGGGACTGACATGCCTACCATTCAGGCTAGGTGTCTCATTGTGGATACACACAAACTAGACGGTACAGGGTTATCCCTAGTAGTTGATAACACACAACCGTTAGTTGCTGATAACGCGGTGGGTGATGTATGATCTACACCGCAGTTGTTCATTTAGCTCTTTGTCGGCTGATACCCCGGCCTCGCGCCGGGGCTTTTTTTACGAGGCTCAAATGAAGCTCGCCCTCGACGCAAAAGAGCTAGCCGATGCGCTCGGCCTTACCGTAAGCACAGTTCAGCAATACGCTTCCAAGTCGCCAGAGAAGTTGCCTCCCCGGCTTAATATCCCTGGACGAAGACTGTTGTGGGCCGCTGAGGACGTGGAGCTGTGGGTCAATGCCCACAGACAACCAACTCAGACGCAACAAGACAGCGCTACTTGTTGATCTTTTTCAGGGTTTGAGCCAGCCGGGCGCGCTGGCCCATCTTCCCCGGAGCATTGGCAGCTTTGGCCAGTTTTGCAGCGGGAATGGTTTCACCCTTTTTGACGCCCAGAGACTCACGCAGAGCGCCGGGCTTTTTTATAGCTCCAGCGATCCAGTTCTTGGTAGCCATTATTTGCTACCTTTGTGGCGGCCGGCTTCGTATTTCTTTTCCATACGCCCGTACGCTGACTTGGAGCCAGCCATCTTCATTTCCTTGCGTTCGTTGGCCTTGGTCTCAGGCTTGCCGAACGGGTTTGACTTCATGGGTTTCTTCGTAGCCATAGTTCCTCCTGGGGGTGTTGGCTTACCACTTCACTTTGTCTGCCCAGTATGCAGCAGACATCTTACCTTTGGCAATGTTTTTTGCGTGCCGCGCCTTAAACGCCTCGTTTCTGGCGGATCCATCAGGCGAGCCTTTCACCCCCTGTTGGCCAAACCGAATTGTCTTTACTTGATCCCCAGACTTAGCCACAACAACATGGCTTTTTGTCGGGTGTGACGGCGTAGCCTTTGGTTTGTTGTAGCCGCTGACTCCGGCGCGAGCAAGTCTCGGATCTTTGTTCATGGTAACTCCTATTGAGCTGCAACTTCTTCTACAAGCTGGCGATTCATCCGGTTGAACTGTACGCCACCCAGCGTCTGGCGCTCGCGCTTGGCCTGTTCTTGCGGAGCACGCAGTAGGTCTGACATTGGCTGGCGTTTGTAGCCCTGGTTCATCCTGGCGTCCTGCAGCTCAGACCACTTGCGCATAGCCTCTGTTCTAGCGGCCATATCGTTGTTGCGCACAGCTTTGGTGTAATCACTCTTGATGCGAGTGGAGCGATCTTGCATCTCCTGATTTAAGTCGCGAACGTACTGCTGGCGCTCGTAGATGACCGCTTGTTTAACAGACTGAACACCGATAGCCTTGAGCGCTGTTTCTACGGCGGTAATTTCACTGGCCGGCAAAATAATGTCTCCGTTGCGGCGTGTCATGCCTTCGGTTGCCTCACGCCCAGCGTTGAGAGCATCACCAACACCCTTAGGTGTGACGCGAGCAAGGCCGCGCAGCCAGTCACCGCGCATCATCAATAAAAGGCCGTCGATCATACGGGTTGTCATGCCCAGAGATGCCCCGCCAAGCAAAGTACCCAATGCCTCGGCTTGACCCGCAGCGGTTGTAAGGTCTGCGTTGCTGAACGGCATAAGCGAAAGCATGTTGCCGGAACCCAACTTTCCAGACAAATCCATACCGCCCAAAGTGGGAGCGCCCCGCATCACTAGGTTGGCCCACTCTGGACCGAGTGCAGCGCGCAGTTTTTGCGTCAAGTCGTACGGCTCATCGTCGGTTCCAAGCAACGCACCAATCGCCCACGAAATGGCGGCGTACCCCGGCAAACCCATAACACCTGCCAATGTGGCAGTGTGCCCAAGAGACCATGCCAGAGTCTTCAGAGCCGCCGCACGTTCGGTCGGATCTGTCAGTGCTTGCTTAATCAACTTGGAGTAAAACGCCAGCTGAATTAGCTGAAACTTGCGGAACTGCAGTGCCACCTTACCCCACTGCGTATTGAATGCGCGAGGGGCGTTGAACGCGGTGTAGTCGCCGTGTGTTTCTGTAAGGATGCGGTCTGCGTAGTCAAGGGCTGCCTTGGCGTCTCGGGTGAGCTCCATCTCCAGCCTGTAAGCAGCAATAGCAGTGGATAGCCGGTTGGTAGCCTCGACCTTCTGCACCGCAATGCGCAAAGACTTATCAACCTTGTTGGCCACCTTGCCCAAAACACTGTCGGGTTCAACTTTGTACTCGTTGAGTTCCGTGGCCATGCCGATATCAATCTTGCCACGGTTGACTAGCTCCTCAATGGCAGCGCGAACGTCTTGCGGCACCTTAGAGAAGTCAAACTGCTGATCCAACAGTTTGGTGGCCTTCATGATTGGGCCAAGCTCTGTGTAAGCGCGGCTTAACGCGGCGGCTGCTTTTGTGTATGCGTGGCGACCCGCCATGGCAGGTAGCGACATCATCCATGGTTGCGTCAAGTTTTGCAGGTAGTACGCAGGGCTAGTAGCCAAGAAGTACACCGATGACATGCGCTTAAGTGCGTCAACCCACGGAGTTTGCTTGTAGTCCAATGAGTCGTCGTAACGCTTGAGCAACTCGTTAAGAATTTCAGACTTGCGCGCACGATCGCCGGTCTTTTCCTGAGACCGCATCTCCTGCAAAGTTTCCTGTATCTGCGGGTTGTACTTCACAGAAGACAGGAATTGCGCGTCTGCCCGCCCTTGCTGGGTAAACGAGCGCAACATATCTACTTCGCCGGCCACACCCCTACGACGCATTTCAGACTTGCGAGCGCTGTTTTCGGCCAAGGCTTGCAGATACAACTGGCTAATCATGCTGCGCAACTTACCCTCGGACTCGCCGGCGGTTCCTACTTTGGCGCGCAGTTTGGTGAGTGCTGGCAATAGTGCCTGCCCACCGAATGCTTCAGTTGTGGCATCGGAGCGCTCTGAAATTTGGACTCCCTCCTCACCCGATGAGAAGAATCCTTGGTCGCGAAGTTGCTGCTGCAGTGTGCGAGCTTCCCACTTGCTGTCCACAAAACTCACGTGGTAGTGATCGGGATCTTTTTCCAGTTCACGAATGAGCTTGGCGTCATTGTTGGCGACAGCATCCAAGTAAGCATCAGACTTGGCGATAACCGCCCACTCGCCCATGCGCTTGATCGGGGCATAGGGTTTACCCTCCCTAATCTTAAACAAAGACGCAAACTCTTTGAGCGCCCTGGCTTTCTCGGTAGTGGCTGAGTTCAGTTGCTTTTGAGCAGTAGCAGTTTCCTCAGTGGTTGTAGCCATGGCCAAATCATCTTTGGCCTGTTGGATAAGCGCGTCGTATTCAGAGTTCGTCGCTTCCAAGACGATTTTCTTTTTCTGCGCGAGCATTTTGTCGCCGTGGGCAAACACTGCACGCACAAAAGCCTGAGCCTTCGGGCCCAGCGCATCGAATCGATCGCCCATCTCCTGGTCGCGGTATTGACCGTAGCCCCACTTAGAAGTTCTCGTGGAGTCAAAAATGAACTGGTTAGCGCTGTCAGGGCCGCTTCCCTTAAACTCATCTTCAACAACGGCGTACATATCCGCTACGCGCTCAACGTCGCGCTGCATAGCGCTGGAATCAGAACGCCTCGCGGCCAGCAAACGCTCAAACTTAGAAGCCGACGACAGTCCAACAGCTACTGCTCGCTTGATCAAGTCGCTGGTAAACACGAAGTAGTCCAGCCCCTTACCGCCAATATCTTGCAGCGCAGCAATGGAGTTGCTTACAGGCTGACGCATCTGCGGCGGCAGTTTGCGGACGTTTCTGCCTAGGACTGCTTGGGCGGCTTGGCGGGAAGCTCGGATAACATTTGCTTCAGCTTGTCCCCCAGGCGGAACTTGTCCTGGCTGAGAAACCGGCGCTGCGGACGGCTTGGCGTAGTTGGTTGTTTTGACTTGTTCATGCACGGACTCCAAGAAGTTCGCGGTAGCGGGAAGGTTTTGCTTCAGAAAATTCATGCCGTCTGGCATGACCGAAAACGCCCACACTTGGGCAAACAGCTCCTGACGAAGCTCATCCAGACTCATAGCGCTGGAATTTTCATCAGCCATATCAAGTGGATACGCTAACAGTTGCGACAACGCACTGTCTTGCGTCTTGTAGTGGCTAATGAGTTCGTCAGCCACTGAGCCTTTTTGAATAGCTACAGGCTGGCCGTTTTGCTTGCGCAGGTTAAATTGGGCATCACCGGAAAAGTCACCGCCATCTTGCAAATTCTCTACGGCATGGCCAATTTCATGCAGAGTTGAGAGTTTGGCAGTGAACTCATCTTCCATGGCAGCGCCATTAAGAATGATGGTGCGTTTGCCGTCTACGACGGTGAAGACTGCATCCCAGCCAACCGGATCATAGGTGACACTCCAAGCGTCAACCGCCCCGAGGGAAGATTCAAACCCAGTGTCGCGCAGGTGTGAAATCGCCGAGCCAACACCTGAGTAGTTGTCTTCGGCTTCTTGTTGCGTGATCTCGTACTGAGTAAATTCAACTCCATCCTGGTCTTTGAGCTTAGATACGCGTCTGCTTTCGCGGCGCAAAGACGCAACTCGTGTTGGCTGGATGCCCCGACCAGGGGCTTGCGGTAATTGTTCCTTGGACGGTTCTTTCTCAGCAGGGCTAGGTTTAGCTGCAGCCTGCTCCGCGCCTACTGGCTGCTCCATGGCAAAGTACTTTCCAAGGCTTATTTCGCTGCTTGGCAGTAAGTAAGCGAACGCCGAACCACTTAAATCCAACTTACTAAGTACGTTGTCGTAGAAGTCACTGCTGACGTTGACGCAACCATACGAGATATTCTTGTTCTTTGGATCCGAGTTGGCCAGACGATCGGCGCGACGTTCTGATGGGTTGCCGAGATAGACCCTGTGAATGGCAAATGAAGCGTTAGGCCCCTTGAGAAAATCAATGGCGGTGCCGTACTCTTCGCTTGGAACCATCTTCAGCGGAAATCTTCCAGCCGGCGTGACCTTCATTTCTTCTGTGGTCTGTTCCACAGACGAATTTAGTATGGTCTGGTCAATAGCTCCAATGCCAGCTTTGCCATACAGCGCGGGGGAATCGTCAACTATACGCCTACCCTTCATCACGTACAGCTTACCGACCGCCGGATCCAGGACAAGGGAAACCTCGTTGCCGGTGGAGTTAGCGGCGATCCAGTTAACTACCTTCAGCGCGTTAGATGAAAGCTGGCGAACGCCTACCTGAGCGCGAACCCCTTTGTCTTGCTGCGCTTGCGTAACCGTAATATTTTTTGGAATGGCAAACGCCGGTTGTGCTACCTGCGGGTTTAAGCCGGATATATTGAACACAACCGCCGCAGACAAAACACCCTTGGCGATTTTGCCGATGACTGCGCGAATTTTTTCAGCAACTGCTTGCGCACCTTTGGTGACGTAAGCCACCACGTCTTCTTTGACGCGGTCTAAAAATTCTTGAGTCCCGGACTTGACGCCGTAGTGCTCTTCCAGAGTAGACACCTGAGGTGCCGTAAGAGCTGCCACTTGAGGAGCCACTGCATCTTGGGTAACTTGGGCTTCGGCGCTAGCGGTAACGGAACTAAGAATTCTGTTGATGGCCGCTAAGTCCAGTTGGCCACGTTTTGCCAAGTCAGTAATTTGTACCCGCTGCTTATCCGGTACGACCGCAAAGTCAGGTGCACCTGGAACCCCGGCGGTCAGCGCTTCGTACTGTTCTTTCGGGGTGAGGATTTTTTCGGCTTGACGTGCTCCGGCAACTTGGCCCCCTTCGGACTTTCTGACGCGAATTTTTCCGCCACCTTCGGGTTGGTTGCGAACAGGAACCGGCGTTGGGCTTGGCTTTTGAACGGCACGACGACCTCCTTTTTGAGCTTGTCCTTCTAGGACAGCTTTGGCTTTTTCTAACTCGGTACGGGCTTTACGTCTGAGTTCAACGTACTCTTTAATCTTGTCGGACAGCGGAACCTTGCGGTCTTTCGTGGCAATGAAATCACGGCCAGAATCCCGTGCTTGGCGGATATCTGCTAGCAGGGCATCAGCTTTTTGCCTGAGCTCAAACATGGCTTGGGTAAACCTAGAAGCCACATCGGACATCTCGCCGGTGTCCATCCAGTCGGAAGTAGACCCGCCTTCGGTCTCAATGGTTGCA